GTCGCCAGAGGAGATAGATGCCTGCAAGAGCCATACCGTGTCTTGTTTACAGCAGAGTTGTTGGGTATTATTCGCCCATCCAGTACTGGAACAATGGGAAGAAGGAGGAGTTCAAGGACCGTGAATATATCGACGTTTCGGAGCCCGAAGATGAGTCGGTAGCCGAAGACGAAAATCCACCTATAATATGAGTGTATGCTAGCGGGGATAATAACGTGAATCACTACATACGGGGATATGTCATGGAGCCGATATTTGGTGCAGGCAATTTCAGGAATGAGATTGTTTGGTGCTATGGTGGAGGAGGTCGTGGTGTAAAAGACTTTCCTCAAAGACATGATAACATCTACCGATATTCAAAAGGTAGCGATGTTATATTTAATCCAAACGATGTTCTAATTCCATATAATGAAAAAACAAAACTGGTTTCTAACTATACTCGTAAGGGATGTACAAAACCTTGGACAGCAAATCCCGATGGTAAGGTTCCTGAAGACTGGTGGATTATTCCTATTATTCACCCATCCGGAAAAGAACGTATCGGTTATCCCACTCAGAAGCCCGAAGCTCTTCTAGAAAGAATCATCAGAGCTTCCTCCAACGAGGGTGAGCAGGGCAAATGAATCACCTTATTCGGGTCTACATCTTGGACCCAGTCTTTGGAGCCAAGAATTTCAGGAATGAGATTGTTTGGAACTACCATAGTGGCGGAGCAAGTAAGCAGCACTTCAGTCGAAAACATGACTCTATCTTCTGGTATTCAAAGTCGGATGTTTGTACTTACAATATCCAGCGGGAACCCTATCGAGCGGTTATTGCTAAGAAAAGACAGGCTCTGTTCAATCCGGATGGAAAGATGCTCGAAGACGTCTGGGATGTCGGTATGATGTCTACTGTCTCTCCTGAACGCATAGGCTATCCCACTCAGAAACCAGAGGCTCTTCTTGAGAGGATAATTAGAGCCTCTTCATGAACTAATAGCGCCCTTCGATGTTAAAGTCTTAGACGTCAGCCAGTGGGCTGCATGCCCTGGAGGGGGCTAATATGGCTAAGGCTAAGACGCCGTATAAACCATCGCGGCGATATGATGATAGCGTCAAGCCTGCGGTTATCGAGTGCATAGGCAATGGCTTGACTGATAAAGATACGGCACAGAAGTTGGGGTTATCAGTTGGCACTATCGGGTTGTGGAAGCGTTCCGACCCGGCATTTGCCAGGGATTATGGCATAGCCAAGCTGTCGCTAAAAGAGAAATACCTCAAGGTAGTCCTCTTCATGGCGCAGAGCTCGAATACTGATACCGTGCGCCTACGTGCCGCAACGTGGTTTTTAGAGCGTAAGTATCCCGAGGAGTATGCTCCTCATCAAGTTATCCACGCGCCTAGCGAAAGAGCCCCCTTGGATATCCTGTTGGCTCAGGATATTGACGAGCCCGAAGTAGTGGATGAAGATAGTGCCGAAACAGCGGGGGAGATGGCCGATGAGGCCAGGGAAGAATGATGGCTAATACCCTGGAGGGTGCCGGTGGATGAAGACAACGTAATCATAGTAGAGCCAGATGATGGCAAGCGCGACGGCGAGGTAATACAAGTGGGAGAGTCATCCTGTGATAAGCGTTCGGTGATACAGAGCTGGATAAAGACTCTGTGGCCGATATTAGCTGCTGGATTGGCATTATGGTTTGCCATGGGCCAACGAGAACAGCGATTAATGGTAGTCGAAGAGCGCCAGACTAATACCGACATCAAGGTTGAGTGTCTAGTCGGTGACGTAGCCAACCTACAAGAGAATATGGTTGGCGTGAATACCAAGGTCGATATGATATATTCTGATGTGCAGTGGATGAGGAATAACTGGCCGAGCGGAGAGTAAAATGGCCCAGTTCATCAATGAGGATACGTGGAGGGATAATGGCTATCAAATCATGGCCCGAATTCTGGTTCAAACTAGCTGATAACTTCGCCAGTATGAAGATGGAGACACTGATATTCGCCTCTTGGGCGCTAGCTGTGGGATTACTTGGCTCGCCGGAGTGGCTGGGAATCGCTGGCGTTGTCCTAGGCGGACGCGTACTAACCGACATGAAGTGGTTACAGCGGAGTTGCGAGGCTCCCGTTAATGGCGATACGCAAGTCTAGGTCCGTATTTGATAAGCTGATTAAGCTGCTTGGCTACTCACTCCACGATAAGCAGCGCGAAGTTGTTGATGCCTTCTTCGACAATAAGCGATTCATTGTAGTAATCGCGGGCAGGCGTAGCGGTAAAACACTTCTGGCAGCATTACTGGTGGCATACGCCTGCCTAGAAAAAGATGCCAAGATTTGGGTTGTATCCAAGACTTACGATTTGGCGCGTAAGGTATGGAATTATCTCGTCCCCATGGTAGAGAAATTAATGGCTGGGCGAGAAGTTGTTATAAACGAATCAACCCTTACCATGAAATTCCCATGGGGGGCGGTATTAGAATGTAAGTCCGCCGACCATGAAGCAAGTTTAATAGGGGAGGGCGTGGATTTGCTGGTAGTAGATGAAGCCGCCGAACTTAAAGAGCGTGTTTGGCAAGCACGCCTATCCCCGACATTGAGGGATAAGAAGGGCTCGGTTGTCTTCATATCAACCCCATTAGGCAGGAATTATCTATACAACCTATTTATCAAGGGCCAGAAACAAGAGGACGGATTCTGGAGCATTAGATTCCCTTCGTGGGTTAATACATTCGTCTATGACGATGAAGAGAAGGAATTGGCCAAGCGGCAATTGGATGATGTTAGTTATAGAGGCCAACACGAAGCGGAATTTGTGAGCTACGCCAATATGGTATATGACCAGTTTAACCGAGATACTCACGTACGTAAGGTAACGCCGGATTTACTAGACGGTAGTTGGCCCATCACATTATCGGTTGACCCTGGGTATAACGGGGCATGTGCGATGCTGTGGATTGCCCACAATGTTAATTCTGGCGAAGACTTTGTGATAAGGGAAGTGGTGCAACCCAAGCTGGATTATACCGCTGTATTGGACTTGATAAAGAAATACGAGCCTGCGGCTGGTTATGAAGCATTTGTGTGTGATATCGCGGGAAGAGGCACTTCCCAAGAAACTGGCAGCAGCTTCGTAAGATGGATGGAATCACAGCCATATTTTATCGAACGCAGGCAATTCTGGCAATGTAGTGTTTCCCGCATATTTGACGACTTACAGATAGTACGCTCCAGAATCAAGAATGCATTTGGAGAAATCAAGCTCTATATAGCTGACGATGCATATGAGCTTTTATACGCGTTAGAAAATTACGCCTATCCAGACAGCGGCTCGGCGGAGTTGCCGGTAAAAGATGGGCGTACTGACCATCCTGCGGATGCCTTACGATACTACATCGTATGGCGTTATCGTGGGGCAGTGGCGCACAGCATTAAGAAGGGGTAGTATGAGTTACTTTGTGTCTCCAGACCTATCCTACGAGGCGCTGATGCGTCTTCTGCGTAGAGTCGACAAGAGAGAGCGTGAAGAAATCGCAAGGGCTTCGCTCTTGTATGACAATTCTACAGAGCCAATTAAGCTTGCCTCTATGAATGATGATGATATTCGGAGCAAGGAACGTTGCTGGATTCCAGTGGATATCACTTCGGTAATAGTCGATAAAATAGCCACCGCCCTATACGGGCGTAGCGTAAGCAGGACTACCGGTAACGCAGCCTTAGACGAAGCGCTATCATATACGTGGCGTAATATGCCAAGGACCATGCTTAGGGTTTCTAAGGTGGCTTCACTGGTTAAAAATGACACCATAGGTATTGGGATACAGTTTCCGGGACGGGTTAAGTATCTAGATTACGGCGCTGGGAATACAGTGCCGTTGCTTGACCCAGATGACCCGCATGGCCGCCCGATAGGCGTGATACATGAATACTTCAGCGATTCAAGGGATGTGACTAGCCAGATTACTACCTATCTTACTGGTTCGGAGAGGAACATAAAACATATCGTTGAAATCATCACACGCCACCAGCGTGACGAGGAAGGCAATATTACCATTCCTGGGATTCACATCCTATTTGAAGACGGCAAGCGCGTTGTATTAGAAGACGAAGGCTACAACGTATTAGGCGATTTCCTGGGTTGCGTCTTCTGGCGTAGCTCAGACCATCCAGACGATGCCATGGGCAGGTCGGATGTAATCCCATTGATTAAAACCCTTGATGGATTAAACGACTTACTATGCACCGCTAATGAGAAGATTCTTTGGAACGTCCACTCCCCGATAGTAACCAACATAAGAACAGACCCCAAGGGCTTGCGTTATGGTCCGGGTGAAATGTGGGCGCTGTCCGGTATGGGGCAGGGCGAATTCTTCAAGCGCCTAGAATCTGACGCCAATATATCCCCCATCATGGAGCTTGTTCATACCATCATAACGCTGGTGCATGAAACAAGTAGGGTGCCTAGTGTGGCTACTGGTGATTTGGAGCATATTGGGAATATAGCCTCTGGCAGAGCATTCGAAATAGCCATGATTCCTCTCAGTGATTTAATGAAAGAGAAGGAAGTTGTGGCCGTTAATCAAGAGATAGAGTTAATGGCGGAATCCATAGCAAAGTTGGCTTATCATGGTTATTTAGATGGTTTAACTACTCCATCGCAATACGGTAATTGGCTAGAGCCTGATACCCTTAAGATAATGGAATTGATGGAAGGCGCTAAAGTAGAATTTGAGCCAATAACCTATCCAGCAAACAAATATGAAGAGATTACCTCCATCACTGGGGCGGTTAATGGCAATGTGATGAGCCTAGAAACTGGCATCAAAGAGCTACATCCCAGGTGGGACGAAAAGCAAATTACTAATGAAGTAGAACTTATAGATGAACCTTCTAATAATGAGTCTGTTTAGATAATAGATTCCATAAACGCTGCCTAGAGAGGTGGCATCGAAAGGAGTTGTCAGTGGACAACGAGAATGTGACCGGACCTGATAATCCAGAGCCTGTTTGGAAGAGAAGGGGATTCGAATCTGATGAGGCTTTGGAGAAGGCGTTTGTGTCTACCAAGGAAGACCTGAAAGCCTATAAGTCAAAGATGAGGGAATTAGAGGCTAAGGCTGCTAAGGTAGACGAGTACGAGCAGCGCCAAGCCGCATTAGAGGCTAGCCAGATGTCTGAATTAGACAAGGCAAAGAAGGCTCTTGATGAAATGAATGCTCGTATCCTAGGATATGAGAATACTGTCAAGGCCAAAGAGCGTGAGCTAACGTACGAACGCTTGGCATCTAGTAAGCTGTCCGGGGTTCCAGAGGCAGAGGCGAAGCTACTCCGCAGGCTATATGATGCAGAGGCATTAAGAGGCTTCGAGACGCCAGAGGAACTTAAAGAGAGGCTGGATGCCGTTGACGCCGACTGGCAGGCTTCAAAGCCAGTGCCGAAAGAAGAGCCGGCTTCGCCCTTCAAAAGGCCGCCTTCTCCCGGGTCCGTGGTAGCGCCTCCGGGTAAACAGGCGACACTTGATGAATCTACTTTCGATGACCTTAATAGGCGCTTGTCCAAGGGGCCGTCGAAGAAGAAGTAACGGTTTAGGCCGTTAGATAAGGAGATTACGTTGGCTGATTGGACTGCTAGCTCTAGGTGGGCAGTTTCTGGTGCTGGTTCCCTAATAGTCCCCGATTATTGGGTTCCCGCTATCGAGGAACAGCTCCCGTTGTATTCGATTTGGTCCCAGTTCCTTGGAGAAACCTACGGTGGCGTGCAGGTTATGGGCGAGGGCCTCGGCCTTCACTTCAAGCTTGCTGCTGTCGGTGATTTGTCCATGTCTGGTACCGATGCTCTGACCGAAGGCACTAAGGTTGCCGGTGAGAGTTCTACCGCCCTATCTCAGGTTGTTGGTACTCTTAAGGAGTATGGCAAGGCTGAGTATATCGCTAACTTCACCGCCTGGATGTCTAATGTTGATATGCAGGCCGCTTCGGCAATTTCTCTGGCCAAGAATGCGATGAAGACTCGCGACATCCTGATTGGTAAGACCTTCACGGCTACATCTAACTACTTTACCTGCAACGGTACTGGCACCGCCTCGAAGGGTACCTACACCGGCACCACGGGTACCAACCCCATCGCCCCGGCTCATGTGAAGCAGATTGCTTCCGAGCTGCGTAGGCTTGGTGTTGCCCCGTTTGACGATGGCTTCTATCGTTGGGTTGGCGCCCCCGGTATGTTCGACTACCTGAAGGGCCAGTCTGAGGTTTACTCCTCGGCAGCCCAGCTCGGTAAGGATGCAATCTACTCCTACGGCCAGGTTCTGGTCTATGGTGGATTCGTCTTTGTCGAGGAACTGGGAGCCACTACCGCCACTAAGTATAGTGCCACTGTTGGTACTACGGTAGTGTTTGGTAAGGATGCCGTCTACGGTTATGACAACTTCATGCGCCCTGACCTTCTCAGGTTCTATCCTGATGATGGTAACGACTTCGGGCGTCTTGGCAAAGCCGGCTGGACTGCGGTTGCTGGTTACGTCCGCCCCGTGGACGAAGCCACTAACTCGCGCGTGTGGGCCATCTATAGCCAAGGGCAGTAAGTAGTTACACAATCTAACCGAGTTGGGGCTCAGAGAAATCTGGGCCCCTTCTCTTATATAAATGAACCATCCCAACTGATTAGTGTTTAACGACTGAGGGGCCTATATCAAGTAGGCATAGACGAGGGGAAATAATATGGCGAATAGGCGTAGTGATGTGCTTCTAGGTGTTTCTACCTATAATGAGGGGGAAAACATAGAGGCGTGGTTAAAGCATTGGTCTTCTTTGGTGGATGATATCGTTATAGTCGACCAGAATTCGACTGATGATACCATCGATAGGATTAATCGATTTAAGGCAACATCTGATGTGTCCATTGATGTCTTCAGCGCCCCCACTCTAGGTAAATGCGAACCTGTTTACCAAGCCATTGAGATTATGGCAACACATTCTAATAAATGGCTGCTTAAGATGGATGTGGATGAATTCATGACGCCGAAGCAGTTTAATCGATTGATGGAAATCGCCATTAAGGCGAAGAGGGATTACAACTCTACCTGTGTGATGATAGCGCGCAAGAACATGGTAGATGGGGCAGACTTGAGTAGGATATTCGCCAACCCAAGCGACGAACATGGCAGGGATTGGCAGATTAGGTTATCCCATGGAATGGTGCTTAACTTCGGATTTGGCTCTCATACACATCCAGCTATCAATGGCAGATGGATAATGGCTGATGCTGATGAAGTATACATAGAGCATCGCAGGACATTCGATGGGATAGTCAAAGCCAACATCACCAGAGAGAAATATCTAACCCCAGAGGCACAGCGCAATCAGAGGGCTTTTATCGCCAAGATTGGTGAAGTGCTAGGCAAGACACCGGAGGAAGTAATGGCGGAGGTGCAGAAGTATGTCTGCTGAATCTAACGCATACGCCAAAGAGCGCCACCGCATTATGATAGAGGCTGGACTATGCACTAGATGCAGCGCCCCCCATCCCGGTGGCGGATGGTATTGCGCTGAATGCAAAGCCAAAGTAAATAAGGCCTCTAGGGACTGGAGAGAAATTCACGGCAAGGAAAGAGAGGACAGGCGCAGGGATAGCATCAAAACCATTAAGGAGGCCCTACGTCTTGCGGCTGGTGGGCGTTGCGCTATTTGTGGAATCGAGGCTCCAGAGTGTCTGGATTTCCATCACATCGATGGCACGAGCAAAACCGCATCTGTTAGCTCCTTAGTTGAAGACCACGCCAAGATGTCAGAGATTCTTCGGGAAGCAGAAGGATGTATACTGATTTGCGCCAACTGTCACGCCCTTGAGCACACCAGAGAAAGCGGACATAGAGATTCGGTAAGGCACAGGCAAATAAAGGCCGATATCGTGACGCGTATGGGCGGAGTCTGTAGCCGATGTGGGATAAGCGGTCCAAACGAGATGATGCATTTCCACCACGTTGGCCCCAAGTCCTTCAGTATCAAGAAAGCCATACATGATAACTACCCAGTTGCAGAAATCAACGAAGAGATAAAGAATTGTATCATGCTATGTGCTAACTGCCATCGTCATGTACACTCTAGCAATGGAGATGAGAATGTCCAAGAAAAATAGGTCCAGACCGCCGTTTTTGGTGCTTAGGTATGGCGGTTTAGGAGATTTAATGTTCTGCACTCCTGTAATCAAACAACTTCACAAAGAGGGGTTTGATGTACATGTTGCTACTAATGATTATTCCCTGCCACTATTAGAGAATAATCCATATATAGCCAAGAGTTGGGCGCAGCCTAGAGAGGGAATTGTCCAGCATATAGACGGTAGATTCCCCGCTGACTTGACTAAACTGGATGGATTCATGATGCCCACTATAGGCTTATATGATAAGTATAAGTCAGAAGGAGAGCTGTATCCATTCAACGTGGTTAATTACTTCCGAGTGATTGAGAATAACACGCTTCACGAAGCATTGTGGCCTACTCAGGCGGCTGACTTTATTAATACGTATGATACCCACTTTAGCTGGGCACATATCGACCCTCAGTCTGTTAAATCCACGGAACGTAGGCCGATGTATTATCCATCTAAGGCCGAGTTGGATTGGGCCTCTGCTGCGTTTGAGCATTTCCCCAAGCCGGTGATAATGCTTCAGCCTTATGCCTCTTCGCCAGTGAGGACATTCTATAGGCTTACCGACGTAATAGACTCGTTAAAGAAACGCCAGAACTGCACCGTAGTATTGTGGGAGCCCTCGTCCCACCTTGGCGGTTCTTGGCGTGTGGTTTTCTTTGTTAATGATGGCAAGCTTACCGAAGTCAATCGGATGATTCCTTGGCCAGATAAGACGATTACCCCTCATTTAATCAGAGCCAGCGCCGCATTGATAGCTAAGGCTGATTTGCTTGTAAGTGCCGATACTTGTGTTTCCCACCTAGCGGAAGCCCTGAAGACATTCCATCTAACTTACTACACTTCGGTACCGGCATGGACTAGAAGCAGGGATTACGAATACGAATTCACCCTAGATTCTAATGCTACCGTCAGCAAGGATTCCAGCAAGGTATGCAAGTGTGGTATTATCGGAAGGGACTGCCCTAGAAAGCTAATGGATGCCTTCGGTGGGTTATCCCAACGCGAGAGGGATATCATGTCCCTGCTAAGCGCACAAGAGCGCGAACAGAACGGCATCCCCATAACCCCACCAGTAGACTTAAAGGGCAAGCAGCCGCATGAATTCTTCGAGACTACCCCGCAAGCCTTGCAGGAAGCGCTTAAATCCTCCGTATCGCATTATGAATCACTGCGTCAATGCGAGGCATACTGCTCTAAGTCTCTTGACGTGGCTGGATACCTAAACTGGGTATTAGACAGCAATCGCTTTAAGGGGGAGTAATGGAAGCCATCCTATATGTACTAGCCTACCGTAGCAATGATAGGGTTAAGAGACTGCTATCGTCGCCAGGATTGGGCGGCATAGATGTTATCGTCGTAGATAACGACCCCGGCGGGGATAAGCCAATAACCGAAGGCCCAGTTATCCTACAAGGCCCCGGAGGAGGATTTACTCCAGGATTTAACTTCGCATTAAGACACTTCATGGATAATTACAATGACGGGAATTATGTTCCAATCATATTGAATGATGACCTGGAACTAGAAGATGGTTTCATAGATGCGATGATTAAACCCATCGCAGAAGAGAATGTTGGTATAGTTGCCCCCATGCAAGTGCAGATGGATAATCCAGCCATGGTAATATGTGGCGGATTTGGCGCAGCGTATCCTTCGGGGCAACATAAGGCCGGTTTGCGTGGCGATTCATCTATCAAGAGGGAATTCTCCAGATGGGTTACTTTCTGCGCGGTAGCCATTAATCCGGCGGTTGTTAAGGAAATAGGTTATCTCGACAATTGGATGAAGATGTATTACTCGGATTCTGATTATTGTATGAGGGCCTATGATGCTGGATTTAAGCTCTTGTTCGAGCCAGCCGCCGTAGTAAGACACGAAAATCATGGTGCTTCTGTCGAATTCCTAAAAGAGAGATTATCCACCAGAAAGCTGATAATGGATAAATGGTACTTTGACAACAAATGGGGCGAACGCGTTAAAACTCACTTATCCTAACAAATTGTGAACCTATGGACCCGTCTACTGTTTAGCCTGTAGGCGGGTCTTGCATTTGGAGGTAACATGCCTAGCTACTGCACAACGACTGATGTTTCTGTATTTTACGAAGACTTCGGGTCGCTTACTGGGACTCTAGGCACCACTATTATAGAAGCTGCATCTGAATGGGTACAAGCTACCCTGTTGGATAGCTATGGGCATATATTCCCAGACTCGGGGACTAATTATCCATTCTGGATTAAAAAGGCCACAGCCCTAGAGAGCATCTACCTTGGAATGCATCGCCGTATGGACCAAGGCCAGACTTCTAGCACTGGTTTCTGGACTAAGTACCACGACCAAGCCTTAGAGATATTACAAGGCATTAAAGATGGCGTGCATGTGATACAATCCCAAGATACCGCTGAGTGGGAAAGAGGCATATGCCCAGCGGTGGGTACGGCCAATGGGACTATCACCGCCCCTGGATATGGATATTGCTTCTCCAATTCCGACGTGCCTAATCAGTGGTTTACCGGCGAATACCCCATAACCTATGTGTTAGAGATTGACGGCACGGGCTCTACGATAGCCCAGCAGACATTTAAATGGCAGCCTAAGTATGGCTCTGTATGGTCTGATGAGAAGGTTGCCCTAAGCTGGGGCTGGACTGCCCTAGAAAATGGCGCCTATGTCAGGTGGGTTGATTTCGGTACGTTTGTAACTGGTCAGCGTTGGGAAGTGGCGTGTATGCCAAATCAATCTCGTACCGGTAAGGGGATAGGGGCTAGTTCATTCCAATTAGTTATGGTGAGATAACATGATAATTAATGTGTATGATTTATCATCTCACTTCGAACGAGTTGCCGACCTGCTGGGAGAGGCTGAATTACAACGCCTGTTACAAGACGAAATATCGCCTCAGTTTATTTTGGCATGGGAACGCAGATTCCAGACAGAGACTAATGCCGATGGGTCGCCATGGTCGTCTGACTTAGTAGATACCGGTGAATTGCGCGACTCTGTAGAAGTGATAGTAGAAAATACTTCTATCATAGCCGGCCCAGGTGGCGATAGAAACGTCAAAGTTGCCGAAGAGCAGGCCGACAGGGGCAATGTAGTCGGCGGAATTGATGAAGAATTGGATGACTTCATAATGGAGTCTCTTGATAATTGGATGGGACGCGCCTTTGAGGAGCGGCTTTAATGGCTTCTTATAGCCTGTATGACGCAGGGTCGCAGTTAAAGGTGCAGATTCTTGCGATAGGCACATACGCCCCCGAAGCGTGTCTCGTAATGCCCAAAGAATATGGCTCTTACCAACCTCCGCAAGCCAAGAATTATTGGGTTAATATCGAGATGGTAGAAGAATACAGGGAGGCAGAGACAGCTAACTCATATCTACAACACTTTACATTAGAAGTGTGGGTTTGGGTGGCAATACCATCTAGGGTGGATGAAGTAGCGGAGTATCAAGCCGATAGAGTGCAGGCTATATTAGATAAATTAGAATACAACACCCTTGGCGGATGGGCTAGGGTTGGATTAGACAATGATAGCCTAGGGAGAGTTAAGTATGTCAAGGGTAATGTATCAACTAATGCCAGATATGGCGCCCACTTCACAGTAAAAGTGACTAAACAGGTCACTGTATAACAGGGGACGGAAGGAGCAATAGTGTCTAAGGCAATGAGCGGTTGGCAGAGGAGGATAGTATGGGCGCCGGAGACGAATATCGGCACCGCCGTCACTCCTACGGTCCTCTGGAATTCCACTGAATCTGATTCGCTAGCATTCGGTGAAGAGCCCATCGATATGATGGAGGCTTTCACTGGCGCTAGGGGTGCGATTAGTACGCAGTTAAGGACTGGGATTTACGCCCCTGGTGGAGACTTAGGGGCTGCGCCCATCTACATGGATGGCAGTTCTACTGATTTCCTTAATCTATGCCATGCTTTCTTCCAGAAGTATGTTAGGGGTACGGTAGATGCAGAAGATGCAATCTATTCATATACCTTCACCCAGACTGATGCACAGCTAGAGGGTTCGGTAATCCGCGGTCTCACCGTGTTGAAGGACACTGGGTTTGGTAGTGGTAAGTGCCCACAACTAGCAGGAGCCGTTATAGACTCGATGGCATTTGCCTGGGACTTTGGCGGGGCAATAACCATGACGCCTACTCTAATGGCGTTATCGGCTATTGAGAATGGCACCGCCCCTGCGGCAATCGCACCGTCTTCGGCTGGTTACTTACAGGCTCCGAATATCAGCGCAACGTTTAATGGCACTGCGATACACCCAGTAGGCTGGAAGATAACCCTTAATAACAACATTGATGGCGTGCCTGGCCCCTCTAATGAAGCATGGCGCACGTTCAGCTATGGCCAAGCTACTGGCGAAGTAGAGTTAAAGGTATGGGCTGATGATGACTTCTATGCCCATTATGTGACTCCATATGATGCCATGACCGTTGGAACGTTAGTAATCACCGCCAACGTTGATGTTTCGTACGGTACTCAGGCTAGCGGCACTGGTTATACGGCAATATGGACAGTCTATACTCGCGTACCAGCGCGTCCAGAGATGGCGCTAGCGCGTGGCGAGATGGTAGACACCGTAACCCTAACTGCAATCTATGATTCCTATCCATCCTTGGCGATACATAGCGTAAGAACCTCCGACCTCTAAGGAGGGACCATGGGCATAAAAGCCGGTTGGCAGGGAGCGTTATACTGGTGTTATGAGGGAACATTGGGTAGTGCTGGAGTATTACCAGCATATGCCATGTGGCAATCAGATGCACCAGATACGCTATCGCTTGCGGAACAACCCATTATACGCGACCCGCTATATGGGCACAGAATGCTTAGTCAGTATTCTACTACAAGGGCTACACAGCTTCCTGCTGGTGCTCCTGGGGTAACACCCATTAGTTTCTCCGAAGATGGCTCTCACCTTCCTCTCATGAAATTACTACAATCGCACTTCCAGTATAGTTTAAAGGTTACTGGTGGAACTAATATTTCTAGGCTGTTCTATGCACAAGAGAATGCCGGGCCCGCCAACTGGACTGGAATGTCTTTTATCCGCACATGGGGCGTTACAGATGGAGAAGTACATCAGTTTACTGGCGGTGTTTGTGACCAGCTAGTTATAGCGTGGTCTTCTGGACAAGCCGCTGCAACAATTTCTCCATCCTTCAAGTTCCTATCAGCCACATCGGGTGGGACCGCAGTGCTTGCTGGTGGAACATTAGATTCTACTGTTGTCAATCACATTTATCCTACTTGTGGCAATATGACGGTTACCCTTAATGGCACCAACATCCATCCTGCGTCATTTAAGATAACATCAAAGATGGGTTTGATAGACCAAATATCTCCATCTTCTTCTGGTAGAAATGGCTTTGCGTGTGGTCCATACAGGGCAGATATTGATTTAGGTGTATGGATTGGTGATACATTTTATACCAACTACATAGATACCTTCGGAGCGACATCTGTTGGCACCCTAGTGTTTACTCTTAATGGACCTACTGGGCGCGGAACTACTGCACATGCTAACTATCCAGAGATGGTGATTACTGCATATGTGCAGCCCAAGAGTCAGCCTAATATGTCGTTAAAGAAGGGTGCCGGCATAGAAACGGTTTCTTTACAATGTGCTCAGGTTACAACGTATACTCCATTACAAATATTAGTCTATACACTGTATTCTGGAGCGGCTATATAAGAGGAGGGCACCCGTTCCCTCGCCGGGTGAATGGGGGCGCCAGCCCCCTCCCTCCTCCCAACTTTCGCGAGGGAAGCGAGGAGCAAAAGTGTTAAAGACATTCAACCCTAAGCAGACATTCACCTACGAAGTGGATGATACCGTGTTTGAGTATCGCGCTTACGCCGGGCCGCTGATTCCAACATCAACCGACCCCGATGAAGCAATGCGATATGTAGTCAAGCAGTATCTGAATCACTGTATTGTATCTGTAACCAATATCGAGCTACCAATTACCGCCAAAGACGGTTCCGTCGCTATGGTGGAATATGCCAAGTGGGAAGGTAGCCCGAAGGTAGATTGGTCGCAGATACTCCCAACGGCTATCCAGAATGCGTTATGGGTGAAGATATCCCAGGCGACTAATCTGTCTGCAACAGAGTCACGGGATTTAAGCTAACCGCATGGGTTG